GGAGATACGAGTATCACTGGTGAACTCTCTGTGAGTGGTCCTACTACCGGTCCGAATCATGGGTCGGCATCGATGCTTTATTTACTTAATTCGCCTTATATAAAAGAATGGCAATGGACGGGTGGTATTAGTAGTGTACTTCGCGTCACATTCACAACATCAGAACTACCTACGAACTGTAAAGCTATATACGCAGACGTATTTATGCCACAACATAGCGCCAACGATCATGTTGGTCATGCTTTGGGTAAAAATGTAGGACAAATGACAATGTGGACAGGTGGTAGAAATGCTCGCCCTTCGTCCCAATTTGGAAACTTGGCGGCGCAGCAGTGTTTTTTATCTATGCCGGGGCAGAGTGATGGATTTGAATATTTTTACGGTAACTGGTGGAATTCGTGTATCATACCACTCGATACGGGTAATAAAATTTACCATACAGTATCGGGTGAAGGCGGTAGTACCCAGTCGTGGATATACATGATCGTTAAAGGATATTTTTATTAAGGTGGCTACCAGCGACGAAGCTGTCTATTACACACATTCAACATTGTATCTTAGATAATTATTATCTACCCTTATATTAATTATGGCAACCCATACATTAAACTTTCCAGGTGTCAATCTGAATGCCAGTGAAAGTACAGTTGATACCGCTACAATTGGTACTGGTGGTCTTATTGTTGATACCGATACACTGGTAGTCAATGCATCTACAAATAGAGTTGGTATTGGTAGTGATGCACCAAATGTAAGTCTAGATGTAGGTGGTGGTGTAAATATCAGTGGTATGACAGAATTAACTGGTACAGATCATGCGACTGATGTTAATACAGGTACTCTTACGGTTGCCGGTGGTATAAGTACACAAACAAACTTACACGCATTAACAGTATACACACATGGTGGTCTTGTTACTAACAGATCAGGTACATGTAAAAAAACATATTCTTATACAACAACTTTACAAGCCGATGCATCGGTAAGTACTGCAACCTTCACTGTTGTTTTTTCAAATCATGTATTTCAGTCGAGGATATACGCAACATTAGTTGAAGGTACATCTACAGTAAGTAGTTTTATACAAGACGTTTGTGGTGGTCATATTACTGGTGGTACACCTGCAAATATAGTATTAGGTACTACAACAGTGGTTGGACATAGTGGTGCACCGTGGTCTAGTGTAACATCAACAAATACAAATACAGTGGAGTATAATGCTAATGAGGCTATCGTAGGTGCTGGGTATTATGATATATTTGTTGAATATCTTTCATCACACCCGGATGGTAGAGTGTTAAAATTTACAAAAGGTTCAGAGCTTGGTGGGCAAGTGGATGCAATTACGTTTAATTATTAAGTTTAAAAAATTGTATAGTAGTAATAATAGGATGACGACACTTATCCAAACATTCGGAGGAAATATAGGGATAGGCACCAACGATCCAGGAAGTTATAGGCTACGAGTGGATGGTGGTGTTAGAGTATCTTCTTTAGAAATTGGGGGGGTTGGTAATGCAATCGCCCCAACTGGTTTAATTGGATTGTGGCATGGACTTTTAGCTACTATTCCTACAGGGTGGGTTATATGTGACGGTACTAACGGAACTCCAGATCTAAGGGATAAATTTATTCGAGGTGCTTCAGGGGATGATGTACCTGCCACGACGCGGGTAGGTACTGTAGGTGGGTCGAATAACACGACCCTAACCGAACCTATGTTAGCCTCACATAGTCATCCCGTTACTGTAAGTCAAGGAAATACTCAAGATAATCACAGTCATAATACAAGTACAAACAACGCTCAACACACGCACGGGTCGAATCAGCAAGGTAATCACCGTCACCCAATAAACTATATTAATTGGCGACAAGCGCCGGGTTGGGTTAATCATAACGTCGGTGCGCAGGTTGGTGGGCAGTGGGCGTTTCACGCGAACGAATATATACCAGTCGATACCAGCATCAACCAAGGAGGGAATCACAATCATGGTGTCCCCTACCACAACGCGGGTCATACACACCCCCAAGGTGCACACCCCACCTCCCCTGCACCACATTCCCATCAAGCAAGTTCAGGTACCCGCGCCGAATGGACTGGAGATGATATACCCGTAACAAATCCATATTATGCACTTTATTATATCATGAAAACATAATACGTTTAATTATTAAGTTTAAAAAATTGTATAGTAGTAATAACAATGACAACGAAGGTTGGTGTCTTTGGAGGAAATATCGGGGTAGGCACCAATGATCCCGGAGATTATGATCTAGATGTAGTTGGTTCACTTCGAGCTAATACAGTCGATTTCGGTGACGCTGCTAGTGCACATATCCCATCCGGTTTTATTATGATATGGAAAGGTTTTCAAAGTAATATTCCTCCAGGTTGGGTTATATGTGATGGTGCTAACGGAACCCCTAATCTAACGGATAAATTTATTCGAGCTGCTTCAGGGGATGTAGCGTCACCGACGATCGCCACAGGTATAAATACTCAAGGTGGGTCGGATAACACGAACCTGACTGATGCAGCTATGTTAGCCTCACATAGTCATCCCATTACTGTCGATACTGGGAGTGCCCCACATAATCATAACGTCCAAACTCGAAACATTTACCACAATCATAGCAATAACGCAGCCGGTGATCATATACATTCGGTTTCGAAATTTAATTGGCGACAAAATCCGGGTTGGGTTAATATGAACGTATGGGGTGGTGGTTACAATCAGTTTGCAATTCACTCAAATCATTATTCCTCCGATGTCTCGATAGGATACACCGGAAATCATACCCACAACTGGGGAAACAACTCTTCCCCACATGGTCATCAGGGAAATTATGCAGATGCACCACATGGACACCCAGCGAGTTCAGGTGATACAGGAACTGGAGCTACTATACCCGTAACAAATCCATATTATGCACTTTATTATATGATGAAAACATAATACGTTTAATTATTAAGTTTAAAAAATTGTATAGTAGTAATAATAGGATGACGACACTTATTCGTACATTTGGTGGAAATATAGGGATTGGCACCAATGATCCAGGAAGTTATAAACTACGAGTGGATGGTAGTGTTAGAGCAACTTCTTTAGAAGTTGGGGGGGTCACTAATGCACATATTCCGAGTGGTGCAATTGGAATATGGCATGGAAATTCAACTGATATTCCTCCAGGTTGGGTTATATGCGATGGTGCTAACGGAACTCCAGATCTATCGGATAAATTTATTCGGTGTGCCAACGGGGATGACGTACCTGCTACCACATCTGTAGGTACTGACGGTGGGTCGGATACCACGAACCTGACTGATGCAGCTATGTTAGCCACACATAGTCATCCCGTTAGTGTCAGTGATGCAAATTCACCACACAAGCACAACGTAGGAACTGGCTACGCCAACCATAGTCATAGTCAAAGCGGCGGCGGCGGCAGTCATAGGCACACCGCGACCAATATTAATTGGCGACAAAATCGATACTACATTAATAATAATGTCGGTGCACAGGTTGGCGGGCAGTGGGGAACTCACGCCAACTCGCAGATCCCGGCCGAGGTCACGAATTATGCGGCGCTTCACTCTCATAATTTACCGACAAAACACATACCACATAACCATACGGGGGGCTCTAACAGATCTGTACATACCCACCCAGCGAGTTCGGGTGATACAGGAAGTGGAGATGCTATACCCGTAACAAATCCATATTATGCACTTTATTACATCATGAAGCTGTAATTTTATATTTTATATCGTAGTGACTCACACTTAAAAAAATAAAGTCTCACTATAATATAAAATGTCTGGTGGTATTGCCCAACTCGTCGCCGTAGGTGCACAGGACGTGCACCTAGTAGGCCAACCCGAAATCAGCTTTTTCAGGTCTACCTATAAGCGCTATACTAACTTCTCTCAAACCGTGGAACGCCAGGTTATCCAGGGTAATGTTTCAAATGGTGGTATGAGCACCGTGCGTTTCGAGCGCAAGGGTGACCTTCTCAACTATGTGTACTTAGTATGCAACAATGGATCTCTTGTACAAGCGGAGTCTGATTGGACTGATCTTATTGACAAGGTCGAGGTCCTCGTGGGTGGACAGGTTATTGATGAGCAGGATTCTACTTACTCTACCCTAATTGCTCCTACTCTCTCCGCTACCACTTCTTCCAAGTCCGTCGCGGGTGATCTTTTCGGTGGTTCTACAAATGAGAACTTCTACCCTCTCCGTTTTGCATTCTGTGAGAATTGGCAGACTGCTCTTCCACTCATTGCCCTCCAGTATCACGACGTGGAGCTTCGAATCACATGGGGTGCTAACGCCAGTGATTCCAGTCGCAAGTGGGATATCTATGCCAATTATGCGTACCTCGATACCCAGGAGCGTGAGTTTTTCGCTTCCAACCCTCAGAACTTACTGATTACCCAGGTCCAGAAGACTATTAAGTCTGGTGCCAAGATTCAGGAGCTTAACCTGAATCATCCCGTCAAGTATTTGGCGGCTGCTGATTCTTCCGCGGTGAACATTCTCGGTCATGATGGCTCTGTTGATAATAAGCTTAAGCTTCAGATTAATGGTACCGACGTTGCGGACTTCAAATTTGCCAACCCCAACTTTTCGGTGGTTCCCCTTTACTACCACACTACTAACGCCGGATCCGCGGTTGCTTCTGCTACCGTTGAGAAGCTCTTCTTTTACCCCTTCTGCCTTGACGCCGGTAAGGTTCAGCCAACTGGTAGCCTGAATTTCAGCCGCCTCGACTCTGCTCGTATCGTAAACGACCGTAATGATTCCGACCAGGATATTTATGCAGTGAATTACAACATTTTACGTGTGGAAAATGGTATGGGAGGTCTCCTTTACAGTAATTAAATCTCTTTGTAACTAATAAAACATATGTGGAACGTAGTTTTCCTACTCGCCATCGTTTTTGTATTGTCGTATGATCCTAAATCCAGGACACTTGAAAAGTATGTTGCTCACCCCACAGCACCTACCCAGAAATCATGTGAAGATACGCATTACCAATCCGTCCAATTTGCCCAAAGTCCATATGATTGTCCACCATCAGGAAGAACTCAAATGGGTGCTATCGTGTAGAATACTTAAAAAGAAGGTGTGTATCTAAGTTATAATGATTGCAATGGACCGTGAAACCCTCATGATGATAGCCACCATCGTAGCTATCGCTGGTGTCATTTTCCTATTCAAGGAGATGAACAAGCAGAAGCAGGACCTTGAAGGTCTTAAGAACTTTTCCAGTACCCTCATTCAGAGGATGAGGGTACCTGAGGCTCCTATGGTTACCGAAGATGAACCAGAGGTTGAATGTGAGGTTGCTGAAGAAAAGAAGGAGGAATAAACATATCCGGTTATTATAACTTGCGAATGCGCAATGAAAAAATACAAAGCTATAGCTATACCTGTCAGTTTCGTTGACGATAAGCCTCGGTTTCTTACAGTTAGAGACCGAAGGTTTAAGGAGTGGATATTTGTCACTGGTGGATGCAGGCGGAGAGAAATTTTCAACCCGATCAGATGTGCCCTAAGAGAATTAGAGGAAGAGACTCGTGGTGTTGTATCACTTAAAAACGGTGAATATACCGAATTTAAGTTTACAGTTAAAGAGAGTCCCACTATAGATTTGGAATACAATGTATTTGTATTCTATGTGGACTATAATAGAAATTACCAACAATCACTGGTAAGAAAATTTTACGAAGAGAAGCAGAAGATGAATCTTAGGAAGATACAGAAGCTACCAATAAAAAAGACTTATGATGAAAATGATTATATGAGTTTTGACACACTCGAGGATTTCAATTCACGTAGACAGTGGAAACTTATAATTGACAATGTTTTGAAAAACCCAAAGTTTTATTCGTGTGTAACTTCTCTCAATAGAAAAACCTTCTCTATTAAATAGAATGAAGTCAAAGGCTTACATCCTTCTACAGATTAGAGAACTTTTGAAAAAAAATCGAGGATTTTGTGATGAAGAAGTGGATATATGGACGAAAGAGAATGAAAAGAAAACTGTGTATGAACTTTTAACTTTTAAGAAGGAAATTTCTCAGAGCCAGGAATACCACGATGTCTCTTGTGTGAGATGGTTTAGAGAAGAAGATCAATAACAAGGTATGTTTAAGAAGTGGTGTAACCACAATAATTTCAATAATGCAACCAACTTATCGCATGTGCTCATGGACGGTGGTGTCCTTTCCGTGCCATTCGATAGATTGAATGACTTCTATGAAAAGTATATAGAAGCTGTAAAGAGTGGAGAAAAACTTTACGTAGTAGAACAAAAGACGGAAACTTATAATTTCTTCGTTGATATAGACTACAAAGATGACGTGGCTCTAACATTAAGTGAGATTCAGGATATTTGTAAAATTATTTGTGATAAGGTTAAACGTCACGGTGGCAAAGAATGTCTTATATCTGTTTCTCCTCCTAAAAAGGCGGGTGAACTTGTTAAGACTGGTGTTCACTTGAATTGGTCTGGTTTTGTAGTTGATCAGTCATCAGCTGTGGCACTAAGAGAACATATTTTGATTGCTCTAACAAAAGCAAAAGGATCTATAGATTGGAATGAAATTATAGATTCCTCTGTATATGGTGATATTAGACGAAAATCCAAAGGAAGTGGTTTCCGTATGCCATGGTCTCACAAGATGGCTAAACACAATCCATGTGGTGGTCGTGGATGTGAAGAATGTGGTGGTACAGGTAAGATTGTACAAGTTGCCTACTTACCTGTTTTCATTTATAAGCATGGACCTCTGAGTACTCTTCTCAAGATTGATCAAAAACCAAATATTGACACGCTCAAAATGTCTGCAATTAGAACGAATGAAGTTCAACACATAACAGTTGAACCACCATCTAAAGTAATCAAGGAAGGTGCATTTACCGATGCCCAAACCAAAGATGAGATTCAAAATGATGAACTAAAGTGTCTCATTGAAGATTTTATTCGAAAAAATATGGAGGGACAAAGTCTATCAATCGTTACTAAATTATTCAAACATAAGGAAACATTTTTGGTAAGTACAAACTCTAAATATTGTGAAAATCTGAAAAGACCTCATAGTTCCAATCATGTATGGTTTCATGTGAGTGGTTCGGTAATTGCTCAAAAATGTTTTTGTAGATGTGAGACTATTAGAGGTAGACGAGATGGTTTCTGTAAAGATTTTTACGGTCGCAAACATCAATTACCACCCAAAATTGTTGAAAAAATGTATCCCAAAAAGGAAGACCTCAAGAAGTGCCCCGAAATTAAAAAGTTTGAAGAAAAACCCCAAATTAAACATTCCGCAGTAAAAGCACCTCTCGAGTCATACATGGTTAGATGTATGAAAGTTCCAGAAGATACACGTGTTGTAAGTGTTGCACGTCAAAAGTCTGGATTTACAGTATTAACCACGGTTACACATTGTGAAACGATCAAAGGTGTTCATGAAGGGGCTACAATGTCATATACAATCAATGGAACGAAAATCACTCAAAAATGTCCTATTTGTAAAAAGAATAACGCAAGAACTTACGAACTTAGTGGTAGTGTTAAACAAGCACTTAAACCATCTGAAAAAAAATAAAGATCAGATAGTAGAAGAATGGCATTGATTCTATTAGGTATTACAGCATACATAGCATCCACCTTTATAGGTGATATCAAGTTTAAAAATATAGTGCCAAATGGAGTTGACGAATTCCATATATATTCAGGTGTTCATCCAGAATTATATAAAGAATATTTGAAGCATAAAAAGGCTGGTAACATACGTATGACACAAGAAATATTAGAAGAGCTCGCACTTTACACAGATATAGAGTTTAGAGAACAATTTCATCAAAAGATACTTAAAAAGCAAGATTCTTTATCTATATAATGGTACAAACACGTACGCGAACTGGTAGACATATAAAGAAGCCCGAGCGCTACACTCCAGTAGAAAATGTTTTAGAGGATGATTATACTAACGAGGAGTATGATTCTGATGAGATTGGATCTGACTTTGACACAGACGAGGAGATTTACTCCGATGAGGAAAGTGAGGACGACGAAGATGAGGGAAGTCTCAAGGACTTCATCGTAGATGATGATGAGGAAAGTGAGGAAGAAGACGCTTAAAAAAATCGATAACTATATAAAAAATGGAGACTGACTTGGGAAATCCCATTGATTATGATGCAAATATGGATCCATTAAAGAAAGAAGAAGATAGTACACCTATTAGTGATGAAATGATCCCGGAACAAGCATATTATTATCATCCATCGGAAATGATGGCACCTCCTCAACAGCAGTATCAACAGCAAGAAAAAATTGATTTTCTATCCAATATCGACAAGTCTACATGGATAATTGCATT